GATTCTCGCCAGTTCATTTCTACATCAAAACTAAATCTGTAAATATATTGATTGCCTTCAAGGAAAGTTAAATCTTTTATTTCTATCTCGTCATCGCTTAGTCCAAATCCATTTCTGACAAGAGCATGTCTTTTCTTAAAGACAATTATTTCAAGTAGTTCACTTGCCATTTCTTCAGCCCTTGCTTGTGTTGGAGCATAAAAATCAAATTGTAAATAAGCGATAACTAATCTCAAAGCCTTTTCCTTAATCTGCGTATCTGTTGTTTCAACAGTTCTATATGCACTGTATGCCGATTTGTTAAGACTTATCGTATGCATAACTGCACATTCTATTGGTTTTTTAGCTACATAATTATCACGAATAACCTGGAAATTTACAAAACTGGCTAACAACTTCCTTAATTTTTCGTTTTTCATTCCACCACCCTTTCTATATAGTAAATTCTCAATTCATCGTGTTTCATATAATTCTTTGCTGTTGTTACAATATAGTTATTCCCCTCAAATTCAATCGTATTTTTTAAGTCAATATCAATATAGCAATATATCTTTTTAGTATCTAAAGTCACTTGTATCCCTTGATCCGTAAGCATACTTATGTCTTGCCTATTAAGATTAAATACTGCTCCTTCAAATTCCTTGCTTTCATCAATTTCTGTCAGTTCTGAATTAATCCATTCGCTAGTTTTCTTTGATATTCTGCATTTGCTGAAAAATCTTTTTGGAATGAATGTTTTATGTGCCATTTTATGCCCCCACGATTTCGTAATCTATTGAATGAAATAAAGAATGTGTATCAATAAGCGGTGTGCTTTGTCCCTTAGCCTTTACAGTTTTGGGGTCGTTTGCTGCAAAATTACCACTCATTATTGTTTTCTTTATTTTCTGAACTACAAAAGTTCCTAAATTTTCATAAGCCTGTTGTCCTGTCATTCCGCCTTGAATAACTTGTTCAACTTGACTTTTCATGTATTCCTTTATTTCATTTTGTGCATTTGCAGTACCTACCGACAATCTAAAAAAAGGTCTAGCTGGAATTTTACTTGTTCCGTATTCGTTGAATATTGCATACTCTTGAACATCCGTATTACTTTTCAAACTTCCACCGCTCCAAAGCACTCCAACTTTAACAGCATGAGAACTCAAATACTTCAGTTCCTTATCAAGTTTTTCTAATCCTTCTAATTCATATACAATTTCAGCCATATATCCGCCTCGCAACACTTTCAATTTTTTCTCTCTTATTACTTGCAAAATCCAAAAAAGAATAAGAAATATCATCAATCTTATAAGTCTTATACTTGCTCGCCTCTTCATCCATACTGTTTATAAAATTGTTTACAAGCATACAGATTTCATATTTTAACCAATCAGGCAGTTCATCGTATCCAGCCTTATAAGTTATTTCAATCGCTTGTTCTTTATCACAGCAAGGACAACTCTTAAACTTAGTTATCTCAATATAATTCCCACGATACTTATACTCTTCGTTAACGCTAATCTCTTTAACTTCAACAACTGGACGTTTATTTAAGTAAATCCGTTTGTTATAATCATAGTCCTCTACAAGTTCCTCAACTTCCAGTTTATATCCTGTAATATTTTCAATTTGACTAATTCCAACATTAAGCAAGGCTTCAACCCTAGCTTTTTCATCATCGGCTAAGGTTTTACCTGTTATTTTTTCATAGTCATTTACTGTTATCAGCATTTAAACCACCTCTATTTTACTTTTAAAACTGAGAATGCTTTTGGTCTTAATACTTTTCCACCGATTCTTATTCTTGTGTAATATTCTGTGATTCTTTCATTTGGTTTCCTATCCAACTCTTGTTCAAAGTCTTTCTTCATATAGTAAGCGTAGCCCTTTCCAAAATCGCAGAATACAGCTGGATATTTACCTGTGTCAATGCCTTCCAAAAATTCTTCGACATACACAGGGTATCCGTTAAATCTCATTGTTGCACCTTCAAGGATATTTGCCCACAAGTATCTACCATCTGCATCTTTCCATAATTTCATTTCTTCGTATAATGCTGGCGAAACATAGTAAGCTGACCCATTTCTGTAGCTTGATTTCATTCCTGTTTCAAGTTTAATTAAATCATCAGCAGTTACTTTTTTAACAGTTCCCGAAGTAATTGCTCCAGATGTTACATTAGTATTTGTTAAAAATCCCTCAATAAATTGTTCAGTTGTTTCATTATAAGCTCCTGATACTGTTAAAGCTGATAATGTTTGTCCAAACTCTTCTGAAATCGCCTCTTTGATTTCTCCTATCATATCGAAAGCGCTGTCCTGAACTAATTCATCTGTAATTGGATATCTTACTTGTCTATATCCTGCTCTTAACTCAATTTTTGTATATCCTAATGTTCCGTCTTGAGTATTCCCTGCACCTTCTTTTACGATTTGGTTAGCACCTGTGATTTCATTTCTTACCGGAATTCTTATAATATCAGCGTTTCCTGTGTAGAATTTACCTTTTAATAAGAAATTAGACGTCTCTTTTGTTTCTTTTAAAATTTCGTGTGACAAGATTGTCGGTATCAATACAGTTGCCTGTCCTGTACCTATTGCGGCTTTTTCCAATCCCTCAATACTTTTATCTCCCGTTCTTAGATATTTCTCAAAAGCATTTCTTGCTTTCTTTTCTTCTGTTTCAGGATTTGGGACTCCTTTTTTCATAAGTTCGTCTAATGCTCCTGACATTTTTTCTATTTCTTCATTAGATTTGTTAAGTTTTTCTTCCAAATCGTTAATTTTAGCTGCCTTTTCTTCTAATTCTGTTAGTTTTTGCCCTGCTTTTTCGATGTTTTTTGCGTTTTTGTCTATTCCTTTTTCTATATCTTCAATATTTTTTGGCATATTATCATCTCCCTTATTATTTTTATTTATATTGTTATCGCCTTTTACTGTTTGCACAGTCGCTCCAGGCACTGCACCTTTTAACACAATACTACCTTCCACAACCTCAAACTCTTTAATAAACCTTACATCCACATCTCCTTCGTCTGTATTAAATTTTCCAAACTCACGGCTTTTGATAAGTCCGCCTACAGACATTTGATAATTCGCACCTTTTTTCATCATTGAATATACTTTTTGAGCTTCTTTGTTAAGTGCGTTTCCATTATCATCTGTGGATAAATCTAATTGTCCTATAAATTTAAGATTTCCTTGTTCATCTTGATGTAATTTCATTACTCCTAGTTCTCGTTCCCAATTGTGCATATGCAACAAGAAATAAGTTTTATCCTTATTTACTTTATCTAACGATTCCTTAGTAAATACATCACTATAGGCATCTAAAACACTATGTGTTACTAACTGCCCTTCGATTATCCCTTTTTCTGTTTCATTTTCCTGTTTCAAAGTTAAACCAACAGACATACTTTTTTCTAATTTTTCTGGCATTTTTACCTCCTTTATATCAATTCACAATGACAATTTATAATCTCACTCGCTGGTGCTCCCAACTGATGTGGATGTTTAAGTCCACAACTAAAAGTTTCATTTGCCGGGATAGTTTCCTTATCACATTTCAAATGGCTTTCCCTGTCAGTTTTACCACCACCAACATGCCACCAAGTCTTTTCCAGTCCTGCCTGCTCCAATCCATTGTGATACGTTGTTGTTGCAGTAGTGGCTGTTTCAGTTCTTGCAATAATCATTGCCCTTTTCTTTTCCATGCCTTTTACTTTTTGAGTTATCTCTTTTGCAATATCCTTAATATTCGTACCACTTTCCTGCCCACGAACTATGATTTTATTTAAAATATCTTTCGTAGTTTTAGTAATATTTGTTACCTTTTCAGCAATTACCTTTTTACTTAATGCTTTTAATGTTTTGTTCTTAACTGCTGGAATTAATTTTTCATCAATGCCACGATGCGTAATTAAAAAATTAGATGTTTCACTTACTGTTTCGAGTATCCCTTTTTTTAATTCATTGAATAATTGACTGCTAAACGTTTCCCAGGCAAATTCACTCAAAAACATTTGTTCGTTTACATCAATTTCTCCACGTAGCTGTTTGAATACTAATCTTAATCTATTAAATTGCTTTAATATCAACCTGTTTCGCATTTTCAATTGCCTTTTTGCCAGTATCTTTTTTTGTGAGTTAGTCAGCTTAACTTTCTTCGTTTTCCGCTTCTTCTTTGCCATCATCTTCCTCCTCAACTGGTTTTACGTCTTCGTATATTTCTTTGAGTGGTGTCATTGATGTACTGATTAAAACATCATCTCCATTTTCAATTGGCGGATATTCAAGCTCGGCTCTTTTTTCGTTTATTGTCAGATAACTAAGATTATTAAGCATCGCCATTTTTTCTTTTCTATCCTCTTTTAATACTCCAATTGTACTTGTATCGAAATCTATGTATTCGTTACTTTCTAACTTGTCTTTCATTATGTTGTTGAGATATTCGGCTATTTGCTCAACTAATGGCAATATATTCTCTGTATATAAATCTTTTTTAGCTTCTTTATAATTGCTAAACTTGCTGTTTGTCCTATCCCCAATTAAGATACTCGGCACATTCATTACAGCAGCAGTTGTGTTCCTTATTTCGTCCATAGCATTTAAAAAATCAAAGTCCTGTGGTGAAAAGTCTGCCTCTTTTATTTCTGCACCCTCTCCATCTAGGATAAGTGCTTTCCCAACGTTCCTAGAACCGCTATTCTGTTCTATCTCGTTCTTAATTTCCTTTTTCTTAAAAGCGTTCAGGAACCTTTTAACAACGATTATAAGATTTCTCTTACCGCCATTCTTTAATATGCTGTTGTTCCATTGCATTATGTAACACCAGTAATTGTGTAAAGCGGTTAAAGATTGCACTTTGCTTATTCCGTGTCCTGCTCCGGCGATATTGTCGTAAATGTTCACACCTTTTATATAGTGAAACATTTTTAAATCTTCGCCCTTGTATTCCTTGCTGTTAATTCTTATTGATTTAATTCCATTCAACACATTCTCGTTATCGTATTCAATGTGATAAGAGCCTTTTTTAAATAAAATCAATTCAGCTTTTGTGAATAAATCAACTCTCATTACAAGCAGTTCCCCAAACAGAATATAATACAAAGCAAAATAATTAATAAATTGGTCTGTATTAAGTAAAGAATTAGGATTTTGTAATGTATTTAACACATAACTGCTTTTTACATCTTTCACATTATCGCTATATCCTTTTTTATATGTTCCCCACTTTAAGTTGTTTATTGCTTCATTTATTCTTGTAATAGCCGAACTTGTAAATGGATTTTTATACAACTGGCTCAAAAACTTTTCAGGATCTTCCTCTCCAAGAGAATAATTGTTTATAAATTCTGATAACGTAACTGGTGACCTAGTGCTCCAAAATCCTTTTGAAAAAATATTAAGTCTCATTATCCACCTCCTTGTTTTTGTAATAATATTTATTGGAAGTATAAGGCGTATACTCACTTATTCCGTATTTAATTGCGTCAAATGTATGCGGATCTATATTAAAAGGTTTTTTAGTTTTAGGGTTTTTGGCAATTAATCCGTCTTTGTTATAAAACCATTTCATTTCAGTTAATTCCCTGTATGTATTAGGGCATACATTTTTATCAATAAATATATTTCTGAATGACTGTATTTTTCTTACTCCTGCTTTACTCATATCAGTCGTTTTTTTTACTGAATTAATCAAAAGTCCATTCATATTGTAAAAAGTAATTGCTTTCGGCTCTGAACTATCAGCATATATTACTTCGCCTTCTTCTATCATTTTGTGCATAATTTCCATTTCCATCATTTCGGGATCTGTCAAATGATTATCGTAAAATTCTTCATAGATATACAAATCGTTCAACTCTTCATCAATTACCATTCTTACAATAGCGTTATAAGAATGTTCAAATCCAAAATCAAACCCAGTAAATCTATTCCATTTGCCTTCGATTATTTTTTCTATTCTGCTTTGTTCCATATGATGTAAATTTCTAAATAACGTATCTCCAGCACTTCCAAATCTCCCTAATGTCTTTATTGCTCTCAAATAGTCATCTGTTTCAGTTTCCAAGTCTGCTATAAAATTGTCGGGCAAAAATTTGTTGTCTGTGTATACTGAATGATGTAAGTATATATTTTCAGAAAATACATTCCCTTTTTTCAGACTTACTTCATTCTTTATTTTCATAATCCGTTCAGCATATAGACTATTTTCGTCTTTACCAATGCTCTTTAGTACTTCTGTCAAATACTTATACGTCCATACTCCAAACTCATTAGGATTAGTTGTTAAAATCAATATATTTCTGTTTTTTATACTTCTCAATCTTGATTTAAGTTCTTTGAATGATTTATAATCAATCTCATCTGCCTCTTCTATCCAAATTGTATCTATATCCTTTATTGATTTTATTTTCTTAACATTATCAAGCCCTCTGAAAATAAATTCAGTTCCTGTCACAGTACAAGTAATTTTCATTGGAGTTGATGTGAAATAAAAATATTTTTCGAGCCCAAGCATATAGATAATATCTTGAATATCCGCATAACAACTCTCTTTTAAATTTTCTCTTATCTGTCGAACAACTAATATTTTTCTTTTTTCTTTCAAAGCTGAAATTACTAATTTAAAAGCTGCATTGTATGATTTGCTACTTCCATAACCTCCTAACAAAAAATAAATGTGTTGGCTATCGTCCAATAAAAATTCCTGAAAATGTTTATTCACTTCTCTTGTTATTTCCATTAGATCCCTACCAACTTGATTTCTATTTTGTTATCTTCGTTTATATCAGTATTTAATTTAGATTTTTCAATTTCTAGTTTTTCTTTTTGTATATTCTCATTTTCCAATTCCATTTCCAGTTCTGCCTGCCGATAGCTTCCGACAATCTGTCCGCCTTTGTAAATTTCTTTTTCAAATTCTTTCAATACTTTTAGGCGTGTATTTATACGTTTCAGAGTTTCATCATCATCTAGTCCAATTTCCAAAAATTTTTCTTTTAACTTTCTTTTCTCATTTTCTAATTCCAATAATTGTTCTTTCAAATCGTTATAATTTTCATCTGCGATTTTAGTTAAAATCGTTTGACTTTTTTTGATTTGGATTTCTCGAACGCTTTTTAATTTATTGTAATAAGTTCTCTCAGTTACTGAAAATTTTTGCAAAATTTTTTCTTTCGGAACATTGTTAATTATGTCTGATTTTATCCGTGTTTCCTTATCAATCACAACCGTTTTTTTCGGTTGTTTTTTGCTATTTTCGGTTGTGCGGCTGCTCTGTAATATGGAATTTTCCACAGTCAGGGACAGTGTATTTGTCTTCTGTACCAATGTGATTATTACATAGCCGATACCGGTATATGGTCTCGAAACGTGCTTGAAGGCATTTTCTACAAAAGGGATAAGCAGCAGCGGACTTATTTCCTTTTTGCCGTCCTCGATATCATACTCCCATACCACG